TAAATACTGCTTCAACTATATCCCCAATCATCATGTTCATTACAAAGGTAGTAGGTTTAGGTAACGCAGTCTCAGGTTTATTCTTCTCAAACCATAGTTGGCATGAGGGTCTACCTATATTAGACATACGTAACCTAAACTTTTCTTCTCTCTTCGTGTTGAACTGACGATTCAAAGCATCCTTAATATCAGTAGCCACTTGCTCAATATTATCTTGGCTCATAGCTGACTTACCACTTGTGGCATTTTGCAGATACTGATGAATCATCATTTCAGCAGGGTGGTTCATTATACGTCAGCCACATCTACATCAATAAAGTCATTAACTGTGTCTTTGTCTGACTGACTGACAGGTTTCTTAGCTTTCATATCCCACTCGTTGAATATATAACTATTATAATTATCTATCCATGACATGAAGTTAATGAACGTATTTTGGTCATCATCATTCACAGTAACACTGTTCTGTAAATCTAGAGAGTAGTTAGGTAAGTAAAACTTAGCACCACTAGGTAATGCTCTTTCCTCACTAGTAAGCTCTATGTGATGTTGAACAGGAAGTCTCTTAGTCTGAGAGAACTTAGTAAAGGGTTCTCCCATAGTCTTGAAGGCATCACGATTGTCTATCTCCCATATAAAAGGAGTAACGTCTAGTGAAACCTTATCACCCTTCTCATCAACTGCATTAGGCATGTCAATAAGACCAAAGATAACTCTTACTCTCTTTATCTGCTTGATTACCTCTTGTGTAGTAACAGGCAATCCCTTGAAGTCTTTGATGTAACCTGATGGTTTACCACAATTAAAACCACCCTGATTGTCTTTCAAATCATTGTTAAGATTATCTGCCATGAGTGTCTTATGATAAGTACCCATTGGCTCGCCTGATTTAGCAGACATATTCTTAACAAACCTTTTGTACATAAACCTCTGTATGAAGGGTCTGATTTGAACTTTTGGTGCATATAAAACAGGCATGTCAGGTCTCTCTAACTTAAAAGAGCCACCCTTAACTACTACTGCTTCAATGGATTCTCCACCAACCTTCTTAACTCCCATGATATTATTATGATGGAGTCTAAATCTAGGTAATGGGTTAGCTTTACTTGTATCTGCTGACCCTGCATCACCTGCTATACCCATAGCTTTCGCCATCTCAGCATAGTTGTCCGTGTTTATTGTCGTAATTTCATTGCTCATACTATTACCTTTCCTATAAGTTTCACAGTTATATCATATAACGTCTTTTGTGTCAAGCCAATTATCACCTATTTTTGATTCTAATAATAATGGCACATTGAATTTAATATTAAACTCAGTCTCAATCAATCTAATCATAGAACTATTGACTATCTTAATAACATGTATCACCTTTTGTATCTCATCAGGGTGTACATCAATCACTATGGAATCATGTACACTATTAACTATACAAGACTTCAATATACTTAGCTCATTCTCTATCTGTATAAGTATCAATGGTACTATATCAGCAGTAGCAAAGGACTGAACAGGGTAGTTCTTTATCTGAGTAAAGTGTGACACCTTACCAAATGCATTTCTTCTTACATCAGGAAATACAAACTGTCTGCCTGATGGTGTAGTTATCTTACCTGTACTTATAACTTCTTTAGCCAATCTGCCATGCCATGACTTGATTCCTTGGTACTTTTCTGTGAAGTGTGTGTAGTACTCAGCTTCTGCTTTTGTTCTTCCAAAGCCTGTTGCTCCATAGAGAGGTGCGAATGTGTGTGCTTTCGCATCCTGCCTAGAAGTCGGTTGACCTGCATCTGTAATAACTTTAGACGTATACGAGTGTACATCAAATCCAGTAGTGACCTCTTCAATAGCGACTCCATCTTGTGACAAATAAGCTGATACTCTAAACTCTAACTGAGCAAAGTCAGCTTCAAGTACCTTACCACCATCCCAACGTGATACGAATACTTTCTTAACAGGGAACGTACCACCTCTAGGCATGTTCTGCATATTAGGATCAGCACCACTGAACCTTCCTGTGGCAGTTCTATGTTGCAGTAAACGTACATGCAACTTACCATCAGGCTTAGTGTGTGTTATTATACCCTCAACAAAAGAGGATAGGTATGTGTCTAATGCTGACAACCTCTGTAAGTCTGTCAAGAAACTGACTGCATCATGTAGCTCATTCTTTCGTGCTATACCTTGTAGTGTTAATAGATTAGTTTTGTTAACAGTAAAGCCATTAGCACTTATCCATTTAGCAGTAGGAGCAGAGAACTTTAGCCCTGCTACTAACGTGGAAGGAACAAAATGATAGCCACTGCCATTACAAGCATCACATCTGTTGGTGTTAATAAAAGGAACTCCATTCTTTCTAACCTTTCTTACTTGACCCCCACCTAGACAACCTGCACACTGTTGTGCATCAGTCTTGTACACTATGTCTGACTTTTCTTTTACTTGTTTCTTATATTCTTTAGTGTCCATGTAAGGAGAGAACGTATTAGCCCATTCAACTTTATCTCTAGGTTTCCTACTATAGATAACCCAAGACATCTGCTCAGGACTATTGAGATTAATAGGTGTGTCTCCCATTAACTTTGTTACTTGTTTAGTTAATCTCTTCTCTGTCTCAGCTTTCTCTTTCTCAAACTCATCTCTAACTTCATTAAGCTTGGCAACATCTACTGTAAAACCATTCTGATATATTCTAGCTAGAGTTACTGCTACACGATTAGTTAACAGTACAGTATTCATTAAACCTGAGTACTCTTTTGTGTTTAGTTTCTTGTACAAGACATCTGACAATTCTTGTGTAGCTTTTAGATCAGCAGTCAAGTAGTCAGCTAACTCTTGCTTAGGTATCTCATCAATAGGTACTTTGTTCTTAAAGTATTCTTTCATAGTGTCTTGTTTCTTAGTCGCTAACTCATACCTGTTAGCACAGGCTTCTAATGACAATGGTTGTTTGTTACCACATTGTAATACATACTCCACTAACATAGTGTCAAACACTGCACCATCATACTTGAATCCACATTCCCATAGCCATAGTAAATCATGTACTATGTTATGCCCTATGAGTATAGTAGCTTTATCTAGTATCTCTTGCACTCCATCAAAGGTATCTCTGAATAAAGTTTCTTCATCACCATCAGTTAAACACCCAACCATTACTAGCTTATTGTCAGCTTCAAATGGATCAAGGTGTAACTTGCCACCTCTATGAGTGACTGTATTTTCTACATCAAGTGTTAGTTTCATAATGATTCATCCAATTTATCTATACGTAAGTTATAGCAATCAGCACGAACTGTAAAGTTATTTGATGGATCAACTTCTCCCTTTCTCATAAAGGTTGATTCCTTAAAGTATTTATCTTTAGGTTTAATACCCAAAAGCCAACCTACAGATAAATCTTTCTTAACACGAACAAAAGCATAAGCATCACAATCTTGTTTTGTGTTATAAGATGCTACACTACAGTCATAGTAAGACTTTGGTTTCACTGTTGTCTGTTTTGTTTTAACATCTATTCTTTTTCCTGAAAGAATAACGTCATAGTCATATGTGTTTTTCCATTCTCCACCAAGAACATTTATAAATATTTGTTCTCCTATAAAACCTGCTAGGCTACCTGAGCCATTTAATATAGAGTTATTTAACTTACCCATTTCCTCTGCTTTATTTTCAGCTAAATGGATCATATCATTTGTAATGTTTACTTCAATCATTTAAGCTCTCCTTATGTTTCTTTAAATATATAACAGCGTTTTTTAGTTTTGTCAAGCAGTCTGAAAACCCACCTAGTCCTGTATTGCAATGATGACATATCCATCCTCTAAAAGTATTAGTAACATGACAGTGATCTAATACCCAACTTTTCATTCTTAGCTGACCATACTTAGACATTTCTTCAATGTTTCTTTCACATATAGGACATACATAGTCATCGTCAGGTGGTGCATTTTCTCTTCTTAACTTCTTTACTATACTCTTATGTCCATTCTTACAAGACTTACAGGTACGTTTTATTTCACCTGATTGCATGACACTAAAATGTTCTATAGGTTGTTCAATGTCACACTTGATGCAAGTTATATAACTAACGTCTTCATCTTTTTGTTTTACTACCTCGCCAAATAAATCTACATCCATCAGGCATACCTAGCAGTAATATAATCCAACTCACAATGCTCAACTCCATGCCAACCTGATAACTTATTCTTGACTATATTTAAATGCCTAGCAGGACTTTCTTCATCTCCACTGTCAGGGTTCTTTATAGAATCTTTAGCTATAAGAATCATCAGATCAGCTTCTGCAGCTTTTCCTGTCCTACTACCCTCCATCATAGCTTGGTTCAAGTATACCTTACCCTCAGCTTCAGCAGATAGCTGAGACATATAGAAGATAGCACACTCATGTGACTTGGCTATCTGACGAGCATATATAGCATTAGCTTTCAATGCTTCATCTGTTCTAGCAAAGCCACCTGTCCTAGCAAACTTATCTCCCATGTCTAGTACAACTATGTCAGGCTTGTATGCTTTACATATACTTTCCACCCAAGACATATCACGATTAGATGCATCTTTGATATGTATGTTCTTCTTAACAGGCTCATACAATTCTCTAGCCTTACTAGGGTTAGCTTTTATCTGATGCATTGTCATACCTGTAGCTGATGTAAGATACCTAGCCCCAACTCTATGAGCAGACTCCTCATTACATAAGATGATACACTTAGCACCCTGATGAGCAAACCCATTAGGACTAGCAATCAAACTAGCATGGAAAGATGTCTTACCTGTGTTAGGTCTAGCACCCACCTCAATCAGATGACCTGAGTTAACACCCTCAACCTTTCTAGTTAGACAAGGTATATTAAATGTCCACCTAGCTTCAAGATCATTCCTCTCAAGCAATGTTTCTATACTAATGTCATCCCACTCAACTTTTAGGTTGGGAGTAAAATCATCCCCATATAACTCAAGAACATCACGAAGAGGTTCAAGCGTGGATTTAGTACCATTAACGTAGTCAAAGCCAAGATTAGCAATGTCTTCCCCAACAACCTGTTGAAATAACTTAGACAATACTTGTTGTGCAATATCTGTTCCAAGAGGTTGCTCCTTCTTTATCTGTAGAAACAAACTAGAGTATGCCTGTTTCTGTGCAGTAGTCATGGATGGATTGTTAGACATAAACAATGCTTCAATCTCATCAGGTGTTACTGTTCTCTCATATGTATCCATAGCTTTATCTATGGCAGTCTTAATCTTCCTTACGTCTTTACTGAATAGTCTATCAGGACACTTAGCTCCTCTGTTATCTTCATAAAAGGGCTTATCCATAAGACTTCTTATTAGTGATAATTCCATGTTGGTTACTCCTTTGGGGTTATTAGTTTTAGTTCTTCATAGTCACGTTCTTTCTTATACTTCAAGTCATCTTGTAATCGTAGCACCTTTACGTCATTCACGTATCCTCTTAGTTCTTTTGCGAATGAAAGTGTTTTGGGTAATGCATCAGGGTCTAGTGCTATTATAGCAGTTGAGAATTGCATAAGGTATCTTTTATGTGCTTCTGTTAATGATGTACCCAACACTGCTACCCCTGCATATACCTCATTACCTACTGCGATTGCACTTACACAATCCTCAACAACTACTGCTACCCTACCATTACCATGAATGAAAGGCAAGCTATTCTTTCCATATCTTTTCCACTTAGGCAATTTCTTACCAAGTGATCTGCCTGTAGCATCTACCATTTTGTGATGGATTATAGGAAATACTACTCTATCTTCTTTAACATCATAGTATAACTCTATCTTAGTTGTATCAATACCCCAAGAGTTACACCATGCCATTACGTTAGGTCTATTGTTATGAGGTACTATATGCTCAGGTAATACAAAATCATTTATGTCATCATCTAATACACGAGGGTCAATAGCATCTCTTATATCATCTACTGATAATCTTATTCGTGCTGAACCTGACATAATACAAGTCACCTTGTAACAGTTCCATAAAAGTGTACCCATATTATTGGTGACAGTAAAACTTTTATACCCATTACAATTAGGACAGTTAAATCGTTTACTCTCTCCAACACTTAATTGTAAGTCACTTACATAGTTATATATATTCATTTAAATATCCACTTATATGTTATATATGTTCTTTGCTCGGCACGTTATCTGTGCTTATAGCATACATTTTACGAGTTGTCAATGCATTTTTTGCAGAATCTAAAGTATTTTTCATATATGGTTTCACAGACTGTGGATTTGCATGACCTGTAACTGCCATAATCTGACCCATAGACACTCCTGCTTCAACCATTTCTGTAGTACCTGTTCTCCTTAGATCAGCTATCCGTAGTTCATCAGGCAATCCACATGATGTCATAGCATTTCTAGCTACCAATGATAGCCTAGTAAGAGTATAGGGCTTGTATGCTCCTCTAATCGCCTTTGGAGAGGGTGCAACATATTCTTGAAAGTCATAGTCATTTCTCTGTTGTATAAGCATTGCAAGTAAATCCTCACTAATAGGTAGATGAACTGTCGCACCTCTTTTAGATTGATCTAAGTTCAATACACCCTTGTCAAAATCTATTGAGGTAAACTTTAATAACCTCATATCTCCTACCCTCTGACACCATTCATATGCCATCTGAACAATTAAACCCATACTCCTGTATCTAAAATCTGAGTAACAGAAATTTAATAGTTGCATGATCTGTTCTTTTGTCCATGTAACTTTTCTAGGCTTAGTAACCTTACACTTAAAAGTAGAGAATGGATTACTCTCAGCATAACCCATCTCCATTCCAAATGAATAAACTTTCCTAGAGGTAGCACATATATGATTTGCCATATAAATGCCACGTTTTAGCCATAGTTCATACGATTGCCTAGCTAATGCACCTGTCATTTTATTGACATTAGTTGTACAAATACTAGTGCTATTAACTTTAGTACCTAACATTATAGCTAAACAGTTTGAATAATCTACTTTAGTTTTTACTGCTAACATACTGTAATCACTAGATAAATAGTACTCGTCTACTAAATTATTTATATTCATATGCTCCACCCCATCTGCTATAGTGACCATGCTCACACTCAAGTTTAGCATTTACTATGTTAGCAAGCTGATGTTCCATACCATCTAACTTACATATCATCTCGTAATCTATTGGACACTTATCATCTGTTTGTCCATTGATATTTCGTAAGTCCTCAAGCATTTGTAAGATTTGTTTTGACTCTTGCTTAGTTAAGTTTAGTATCTTATTAACTTCTATTTTTTTCTTAGTCATATTATATCTCCTCTGCGTGGTCTGCGTGATAAGAAATTCCATGTTCATCTTCCATTATACCATCTTCAAAGTTATCCATAGCACTTTCCTCATTGTCTGCTTCAACAATCCATTCTTCTGATTCTTGTCGTGTTACTGTTACTCTATACTTAGTCATATTATATCTCCTGTTCTAATAGTTCTAGTCGTTTACATAGTTCATCTATTACTTCAGTATTATATTGAACACAACCATCACTACCTCTTAGCTTATGTAAGGCAAACCTTATCTCTCTAAGTTTTAATACTTGTGGTTCTTCTATTATCTCAGTATTTTCAGTTAAATTTATTGTAGCCATTCTTATTCTCCTTTACATTATGGTTGTTATACAACAGTATTGATGCATTTTCAATACGTTTGTTATATTTAAGTTGATAGCCTGTACCTGCTCCTAATGCACTAACATCTATTAAGTGTTTGTGATAATGAGTTATGCTATCCCATTTATCTTTTAGTTGATTGCATATCTCATCATATTCGTAGTCACTTATTATAGGATCATTCTTTTGGTAGTATAAGTAAGAGTGCATCAGATAGTAGGGAACTAACATATTATTATTAGTTCTCCACACACTCATGCTACACCCACCCCATAGACAGTCTTAAATCATAAGGTACTCTATCTATTGTGAATGGTGGGTCAAATGTTGTAATGATTTCACACTCATCTATTGTTTTTACCTTAACTACTGCTTCCTTAATGTTAAGTATTATCTCATCTGCATAAGGGCAGAAGGCACTTGTTAAAGTATGTGTAACAATTAACTTAGATGGATAGCATGACCAATCAAAATCATATATCAAACCTAAATCAAACACAGATATAGATGGTATCTCAGGGTCATACACCTTTCTCAGTTGAGCTACAACCTCCTGATAAGGTACGACCTTGCTCTTGTCATATGTGTCATAAACTTCTCTCGCCATTGGTATTACTCCTTTCTAATAATTTTACTTAACATCAATATAAACCCTCAAGTGAGTTGACTCATCTATGCTCTGACCACTATAAGTAGCACCTGTTCCCTTTAACTCAGGCTTGATGTGCTGACCTCTGACCCTCATCTTGTATGACTTCTTATTGAAGTACTGCTTCATAGTGTCAACAAACTCTTGTCCATCTGTATCATTAGGTATCTCGCTGAACATATAGCCACACCCTTTAGGTTGTAGTAGGTCATTGGCTATTCTATATTGAGCCTTCCAATACTCTGCGTTCTTTACCTCAGCATCATACCTATCTTTCCATGTATCAGAAGTCTCGCTATCATTAATAGATGCTATGAAGTTATCTTCTGCAAGTTTCTTCCAATGCTCAACTTGTTTTTTGAGCATCTTATTGTTATCCCATGCTATGTCGTAGGCTTCCTTAGATACAGTTTGATTTCTGTCCACCTGTTGTATCTGAAACCTTAACTCTGAGTTATCCTTAACTAGAACATCAGTCTGTTTCTTGAGGTCATCATAGCTACTCTTCTCCATCATGTTCATAGCTTTCTCTTTCCATGAATCACGTTGCCTAGATAACGATAGATTCTCTTGCACTAGAGGTACAATCCTACCCTCTTGAGTATCATTGCGAACCTCTTGGTCAAGTTGTTTACCTAACTCTTTATTAGCACTAACTAAATCTCTAATCTGCCTAAGCAAATCGTCATCAGTAAGTTGATTAGCTAACCTATGTCTGTCATTCTTAAATGCTCTAATAAGATGTACAATATCCATATCTTCTATAGATATCATCTCATCTCTACTGACTGACATATACTTTGTGTTGTACAACTCATACATATCACATGGTAATCTCTTATCATCAGCTATTTCTTTTATACTTAATATCTGTTTAACTTTCATTACACTCTCTCCTTTGTTTCATTATACATTTTACTCCAAGCATCATCATACTGTTCTATTATGTTGATACCCTTTAGTATATGAGCAATCACATCAACTGTCCACCCATTACCAATCATCTTGTATCGCTGACTATTAGACACATGATTGGTGTAGTTGTCAGGCATAGTCTGCAATCTCTCACACTCTAATGGTGTTAGTTTTCTCCACATATCTTTACTGACTAACACATTATCTTTCTGCACAGTAGTTAGACAATTAGACTTCTCATCTGCTCTAACTTCTAACTGTCTAGTGAATGGTAAATCTAATTGCTCATCTTTCCTAGTACCATTCTCGTCTAGTCTCCTGTTCACTATCCTACCTACTGCAACTTTAGGCTCTCTATGACCACCTTGCATGGTAGTTAAGGTAGGTGCTTTACCCTCTTGAGCATATACACGTTTGATACTGTCATGCCCTCTTAAATCAGCAGTACCTACTCTAATTAATCCATCCTTAGATACTGTTGGATTATCTTTGAGTACCATAGTACGTTGCTTACGTTCAATACTATTCCACCATACTGCACCATTGTATCTAGCAGTAAGGCAATGTGACTTGCCATCTACATTAGTCATCTCATCAGTAGCATAACCATCCTCTAGTATGTCTTGCATAACTATACCTAAATCTTCCATAGGTTCTATAGTTATCTGCTCATACTTACCATTAACTAATACACCAAACCAATACAACCTATATCTATTTTGTGCTGATAGCTTACTAGAGTTTAAGGCTTGACATTCAAATCCCATATACTCAGAGATAACATCTTGAGATTGCTTAGACATTCTAACATTCTCTAACAGTATATACTTAGGCTTTAGTTCATCTCTCAGTCTAATAAACTCAAAGAATAATTTACTACGTTCATCATTAAAGTTTAATTGTTTTCCTGCAAAACTGAATCCTTGACATGGACTACCTCCCATTAGAATATCTACATCATCATTGAAACTACTAGCATCCACCTTAGTAACATCTCCTATAGGTATTGCATTAGGAAAGTTTGCTTGCATAACTATGTTAGCATACTTATCTATCTCAGAATAATAACATTTAGTTATTGGTAACTTTGCTTTGATTGCACTTAACATTGCAACACCACATCCATTAAATACACTTGCCATAATCATGTAACTATCTCCATTTTATTTGTTCCCCATTGCATACAACCTACATACTCTATATTGTAACCCATGCCTTGAGGTAGATAATTAGTTATACTAGTACTAATACTATTGTCAATATCTTTTTTGTTAACATCATAATGCTCTCTACATTCTATGCCTGTTTTAAATGGCATACGTTCTGCTATAGACTGATGCAATTTCCTATCGTCAGTTAAGAACAACACAACTATTATCCAATCCATACTACAATCCACATTAAAGTTATTATAAAAACTGTTACTGAAAATATTATCTTAGCTAATATATTCTCTATGTAATTATCTTGATACATTTTATTATTAAATTTATTCATGTTACACCTCATAATGTTTGTTTAATTGTTTATATAAGTAATCTAAACTGTTCTCATTAGCTTGATATAGTATACCTATGCCACCTTTATCTATCCACTTAGCAATGTTATTAGGCTTGTCATCTATTAAGATGTTACCTCCTTTAGCATACTTTTCTTTTCTACCTGTGAATATAGCATCACTTGGATTATAATTATGTTTATCTAACCAATGTCTTTTCCAAAATGCTGAGTTCTTATTATCATATCTAAGAGGAGATGAAAGTATAATCCCCCC